GTGTGTCGCGCGGGGTAAATGCGTGCAAAATTTTTTTGAATAGGAACCATGCCGCGGACGACCATAGCTGATGCGTGCCGCGCCCGCCAAATTAACAGGAAAGACTGGGACGAAGCAAAGCGGCAAGGGGTAGATCCGTGGGATAGGAATGCTTTTGAACTATGGATTTCGAAGAGGAGAAAGCGAATTTCCAAAGGTGCTGAAATCCCAAAAGACAATCCGGCGAGCGAAGCCAATTCCATTGAGGATATCCGCGATAAACTGGCCATTGCCGCGGACTACGACACCGTCAAAATCCTCTCCGAGAAACTCAAAGGCCTTCAGACCGCCGCCAAGCTCCAGCGCGAAATGCGCGAACTCATCCCGCTTGCCGAGGTCCGCGAGCGCGACATCCGGATCGCCTCAGTGGTCAAGGCCGGTGTGCTGAAGCTCTGCAACGACTCCGCCCCCATGGCTGAGGGGCTCGACGCGGCGGGCATCCACAAAATCCTCATGAACATGGGCCACGAAGTCCTCCTCATGATGGCCGACGAACAATCCCCATTCTGGGCAGAGTTCAAATGAGCGCGTCTTTCCGCACCGCCATCCGTCCCCCCACCAAGCTCACCCCTTGGGAGTGGGCGGCAAACAACGTCCGCATCGCAAACTCCGAGCGCTCTCCCAAGTTCGACCCCGACCAGCTCCCCTGGTGGAAAGCCCCGCTCGAATGCGCCGCGGACTACCAAACCCGCCAAGTCGTCATCCTCGCCCCCACCGGATCCGGCAAGTCCACTCTCGGCGAAGCCCTCATCCCCTACGTCGTTTCAGAAAACCCCGGCCCGTTCCTCTACGCCTCGCAGACCGATCCGGACGCCAAGTTCTGGGGAGAAACCCGGCTCATCCCCGCCCTCCAGTCCTGCGAGTCCATCAAGCCCCTCTGGCCCAAGGACCGCCACAAGTCCCGCAAGCTCGAGATCATCTTTCCCCACATGCCCCTCATCATGGGCGGGGCGAACCTCTCGAACTTTCAGGAAAAATCCGTCCGCTGGCTGTTCGGCGACGAAGTCTGGGCGTGGGCACCTGGGCTTGTCCGCGAGTTCCAAGCCCGCCATCACAACCGCTGGAACCGCAAGGAATATCTCGTCTCCCAAGGCGGCACCGCGGGCACCGAGGACGAGAATGGAAACTGCGAGGGCGGCGACGAACTCTGGCGCGAGTGGAAAAAGTCCGATCAAGCTGAGTTCTCCTGGCGCTGCCCCAAGTGCCGCGAGCCCCAGCCCTACGACTTCGAAAGCCTGCGCTACGACCTCATCGAGAAACCCACAGGCGGCATCGATGACCAAGCCACCAGCACCACCGCCCGCATGACCTGCAGGAAGTGCTCCAAAGCCTTTCCGGACACCGTCGCAAACCGCCGCCTGCTCGCCTCCTCCAACATGAAAAACGGCGCGCTCGGCTACATCTCCACCGCCGGCGGACTCCATGGCCGCCGCGGCTTCCACATCGATTCCCTTGCCATCTGGTGGATCCCATGGGCGCAGGAAGTGCAGGAATTCCTTGAAGCCAAGCGCCTCGCCAAAGCCGGAGTTGTCGATCGCCTCCGCCAGTTCACCCAAAAACGCCGCGCCCGCTTCTGGACCGACGATATGGCCATCGCCAAAGTCGAAATCCGCACCACCACCGACTTCACCAAGCTCGATCACGAAAACGGCGCACCCATCCCCGGAGAAGTCCGCCGCTTCGCCACCATCGACGCCGGCGGAGACCACTACTGGCTCACCATCGCCGCCTGGAGGCAGGGCGGCACCTGCCGCGTCCTCTGGGAAGGCTACGTCCCCAGCGATGGCGCGGACGAAGCCGAGCTCAAGGCCCTTGTCGATCGCTACCACGTTCCCCCGCCCCAGACCTTCATCGATATCGGCTACGAGCAAGACCGCATCCTTGACCTTTGCGTTAAACACGGCTGGACCGGGATCAAGGGCGAGGGAAACAAACGCTTCTTCATCCACCCAAACGCCAAGGGCAAGCCCATCGAGAAACTCTTCTCCAAGGTCAAGCGCGCCCGCGCCAAGTCCGGCGGCATCGCCCGCTTCATCTTCCTCGCCTCCAATCCCGTCAAAGACGTGCTCGCACGTCTCCTCAGCAGCGGCACCGCCATCGAGCTGCCCGCCGATCTGAGCAAAGCCTTCCAAAACCACATCAACTGCGAGCGCCGCACCGTCGAGCGCCACCCCAAGACCGGAGAGGAAAAATCCGTCTGGATCCGCCCCGGATCGAAAGCAAACCACTTGTGGGACACCATGTGCTACCAAGTCGGCGCAGCCCTTGCCTTCCGGGTCTTTGATTCTGAGGAGGAAAATTGAATCTGTAAAACCAAGATACCCATGAAAACATACTCTGAAAAACTGAAAGATCCGCGCTGGCAAAAGAAGCGTTTAGAAGTATTGCAGCGAGATGATTTTTGCTGTCTTCGTTGTTTGGATTCCGAATCCACATTAGCAGTTCATCATCTTTTCTACATCAGAGGAAGGAATCCATGGGAATACCCTATGTGGTCACTGGAAACATTGTGCGAATCATGCCATGATGACGAACATAGCGCGCCAGAAGCTGAGGATGAAAAAATAGGAACGGAGTGGGAAGCGATGATCGGATTTATCTTTGGGGACCAAATAACAGATGGAACTGGCCATCACTGGGATCTCGCCGTGGAATGCGGAATGCTGGCGAGCGACATCGGGCGTGTTGAATTCGAAAAATGGCTTCTTCACGCAGCTAACGCCGAAAGACTTAGGCGAGAGAATCGAGCTGTTTTGGATTCAGCCACTACCGACAAACCTCCCCACTTGACCCCCACCCCAAAACCCGCTACCACCGACCCATGAAAGAACTCCTCACCGGTGCATCCATCGTCACCGTTCTTGCGGTCTGCGCCTTCATTTTTGCCGTGGTGATGCAGCCCATTTTCATCTGGATCATCTGCACCCGGCTCAAGCGCACGAATGAATTGCTGCGCCGCATCGATTCCAAGACCGCCGTGCCCGCTCCACGGCGCTGAGGCGGTTTGACATTCGCGCCCGGGTTGCGACACCCGCCGCGTGAACATCGCCGCCACGGGAAACGCCATCTATTCCGCCCTCAAGGACGACGCCGCCGCCGTGGCGAAGGTCCGCGCGGAACTCAAGACGCTGGCGCTGGCCATTACCACCGATCCGGCATCCGTGGCCACCGTGACGAGCGCCACGGTCAACGGGCAGAGCTTCACAGCACAGCCCACCATCACCACCGGCCAGAGGCTTGCCCTGCTCCGGTGGGTCGTCCGTTGTTTCGATGCGGGCACCGCCATTTCCTCCACTCAAATCTCCACCTTCTGAGCCATGGCGATCCTCAACGAATTCGGGCAGCCCTTCACCTTCGCCCACGCCGCAGACCGCAGCCACCGCCGCGGGCCGCAGTTCACCGTGCGCAATGACGACATCGACCGGCTCATCCCCGCCAACGACCGCCGCACCCTCGCCAGCCTCTCGAACCGCCTGTTCATGAACATGGGCGTGCCCAAGGCCTGCGTGCTCCAGAAAGCGGACTTCTCCGTCGGCGAGGCTTGGCTTCCCAGCTACCTCGGCCCGGATGCGGACCGCGGCAAAGCCGTTGCCAAAACCATGCGGGACCTCTGGTTCCCGCAGTGCGACACCCGCGGCGGCATCTTCGATTGGTGGAAAATGCTCGAACTCTCCTCCGTCGCCATCGATCGGGACGGCGATTGTTTCTGGCTGCTCATCAAGGGGGACGATGGCTTCCCGCGCGTTCAGCTTGTCCCCGGCCACCGCTGCTACGATCGGAACAACGGCACCCGAGTCGAAGAGGGAAAATTCACCGGCTACCGCATCATCGATGGCGTCATCTACCACCGCGGCGGCCGCCCCGCAGCCTATCGTTTCAACGTCGGACAGGACGGCGAGGAAGCGTTCGAGGACATCCCGGCCGCCAATGTCATCCACCACTTCGATCCCACCCACTGCGAGCAAGGACGCGGTCTTCCCGCGTTCACCCACGCCCTGGAATCGCTGAAAATGTCCCTGCTCTCCACCGAGGACGAGCGGATCCGCCAGCAAATCATCTCCCGCCTGCACCTCACCGTTTTCAACGAACACGGCGCGCCGGATCTGGACGACCCCGGCACCGTGCTCGACAACGAAACGGACGCCCCCCTCGGCTTTTCCACCAAAGCCTTCCCCGGAGGCGTCATGTATCTCCCCTCCGAGGGAAACCAGCGCGTCGAGCAAATGCGCCACGACAACCCCGGCCCCATCTGGGACAGCTTCCAAGACCGCATCGTGCGGGACGCCGTCATCTCCGTCTGGTCCTACAGCGTCTGGAAATCCAGCGGCCAAGGCACCGCCGAGCGCGGGGAAATCCTCAAATGCCGCCGCTTCGTCACCAAGCGCCAAGGCCAGCTTTGGTATGCCGCCCGCCGCGCCTTCTCATGGGCGTATGGCGTGCTCGCCAGCGCCGGCCGCGTGCCCATGCTCGCCAATCCCACCGCGTGGGACTTCTCCCGCCCGCCCCGCCTCTCCGTGGACGATGGACGGGAGTCCAAAATGGAACTCGATGAACTCATCACCGGTTCCCGCAACCTCGGCGAAGTGCTCGAAGCCCGCGGCCTCACCGAGGAAGAATTCGAGGACCAGCGCGCCCGCTCCGTTTACCTCCGCAAGCTCAAAGCACTCACCGTGGCCGAAGAACTCAACGCCAAACACGGCCGCCAGATCGTCATCGAAGACCGCGAAATGTTCATGCTCACCGCTAACGAAATGAGCGCCGCCAACCAGGCGGATCCAGCACCACCCCAAGCCCCACCTTCCAATGAACCTGATCCAGATTGAAAACCGCACCGGAAAACTCCGCCTCAACGATGGCGTGAACAAGGAAAGCGCGGACAAACTCATCGAAGAACTCGACCGCCTCTACGGCCCCGCTGCCGTCGCCTCCGGCATGAAGATCGGTGACGTCGTTTGCTCCACATCCAATGCCCTCGAAGCCGTCGAGGTGGAAATCAACTCTCCCGGCGGCGGAGTCTTCGAAGGCCAGCGCATCTACAACGCCCTGCGCGAGATGTCCGGCCGCGGAGTCGCCATCACCACCACCGTGAACGGCATCGCCGCCTCAATGGGCAGCGTCATCCTCATGGCGGGAGACCAGCGCCGCATGACCAAGGGCAGCCGCGTGATGATCCATGAGGCCTCATCCATTGCATACGGAGACGCCCGCACCATGCGCAAAACCGCCAACCTGCTCGAAGGCATTTCCGCAGAAATCGCCGGCATCTACGCCGAGCGCACCGGTGGCGATGCCGCTGCCATCCGCAACCTCATGTTTGAGGAAACATGGATGACCGCCGAGCAAGCCAAGGAAAACGGCTTCATCCACGCCATCGTCAAAGATGGCAAAACCGAAGCCGCGAAAAATTCCGACTCCGGCCATGTTGACATTCGCGCCATGGACCTGAAACCACCGTCCATGAACCTGCTCGCCCGCCTGTTCCCCGGAAAAGACGAATCCGCCCAGATCGAAGCCGCCGCCGCTGAGATCGATTCTCTCCGCGCCGATATCGCCGCCAAGGATGCCCTGATTTCCGGTTACGTCACCGACCTCACCGCCAAGGACCAGACCATCGCCGAGAACATCGCCACCATCGCCGCGCGCGATGAAAGCATCACCACCCTCACCGCGGAACTGCAAACCGCCAGCGAGTCCCTCGCCACCGCGCAAGCCGACCTCACCGCCAAGGACGCCGCCATCGAGGCAGCCAAGCAATCCTCCGGCAAGCAAGCCATCGAGATCCTCGCCAGCATCGGACAGGACAAGCCGCTGGAGGAAGTGGAAACGCAGGTCGTGAACCATCTGGAAGTTTACAACTCCCTCTCCGGCGCGGAAGCCTCCGCCTATTTCAAGAAATACGAGAAGGAAATCGCCGCCGCCCAGCGCTCCTCAAAAGCCTGAATCCCTCACACCCATCACCTAACCACCCACCACCATGGCCACCGTTTACAACGACAAGATTTTCGGACAAAAGATCTTCCAACAACTCAACTCGCTGCTGATCCCCATCAGCGCGTTTTCCACGGACATCTCGGACGAGCTGAAAGGCCCCGGAGATTCCGTCACCGTGCCGCTGTTCGGCAATGTCACCACCACCACCTTCACGCAGGCCACTGACGTGATGGAGCAAACCGGAGGCAGTATCTCGGCGATCACCGTGAGCCTTACCTCGCGCAAGATCACTCCCGTGGACCTCACCCACCAACAACTCCTCGAGTCCTCGGCCGCCGGCCGTGTGGATGCGTTCTCCGGCCAAATGGCGAAGTCGATGGCCAAGATGGTCCTTCAGGACATCATGAGCGTCATCACCACCGTGAACTTCGGAGCCGCGGTCATCACCACCGCGTCCTCGAACTACGCGCGCACCCAACTCATCGCCGCCCGCCAAGCCGCGCTCGATGCCGGTGTGGATGGAGACATGTCCTTCGTTTCCAACCGCGTGATCGAATCCGCCTTCCTCGGCGATGACAAGATCACCCTCGCCCTGAACCGTGGCGATGCCATGGCCATCAAGGAAGGCAATCTCGGCCGACTGCTCGGCATGGATCTCTATGCCTCGTCCGCCTTCCCCACCAATTCGATTTCCCTCAACGGATTCGTCTGCGGCAAGGAAGCCATCGCCGTCGCGTTCCGCCAGATCAACCAGGCGCTTCCGGACGGAGAATTCGAAGCGATGGAAACCTTCATCGATGACGAAACCGGCCTGTCGATGCTCTACACCCGCCACTGGAGCCGCGCTCAGGCCAAGTGGTTCATCAACCTTCACATGCTCTACGGCTACAGCAAGGCTGTCACCACCGCGCTCAAGGTCTTCACCACGCCGACCACCTGATTTCGGCATCATGACCCGCTGCCCGCCGTCTCGGGAGAAGACGACGGGCGGCGTTCACTTTTGGAGGGCCTTCCAATCCGGGGCCGCAGGTTTCTCCCACCTGCGGCCCTTCCTTTTTCACACGACACCATGACACCACTTCTCAGTCTCTGCGTCATCACCGGCAACGCCGAGCAATACATCGGCCGCTTTCTGGAAAACTTCAAACCGCTCGCCGATGAAATCATCATCGTCCGCGCCTGCGGAAACCAACCACCGGACCAGACGCTGGCCATCGCCAAGCAATGCGGCTGCCGCACCGCCATCTACTCGAACAGCCACGATTGGCCGCATGTGGACGACTTCGCTGCCGCGCGAAACATGGCGTTCTCACTCGCCTCCCATGATCTCATCATGTGGGCGGATCTGGACGATACCATTTCCGCGGAATCCATTGCCGCCATCCGCGCCGCCATGGCTCGCTTGCCGGAGGATTGCGTGGGCATCTCCATGCCCTACGTGGTGCCGGAAGATGGCCTGAAAGTTTACCGCGAGCGCATCATCCGCAAGGGCAGCGCCGTCTGGACTTCGCCGATCCATGAGTTTCTCAAGTTCCACGAAGAACCCAAACTGGCGGAAATCCATCACGGTCACATTCTCCACGCCCCCACCGGATCGCGTGCCGCCAACGACGAGCGAAACCTCCGCATCCTCGAAAGCATCCCTCCGGAAAAACGCAGCGGATCCCACCGCTTTCACCTGTTCCAATCCCTGCGCGCCGTGGGCCGCACCGAGGACGCCGCCGCCGAGGTCGTTTCCATTTTGGCGGATCCATCCGCAGACATCGGCAAGGCGGAGCGCTTCGAGTTGTTCATCGCCGCCGGCCAGCTTTCTCCGGAGCCATCCCAGCGCGCGCAGTTCATGCTTCAAGCTCTGGCCACCGATCCCACGCGCCGCGAGGGGTATGGCGAAATGGCGCTGTGCATGATGGGCATGGGCCGCCCTGCAGACGCGCTTTCCTACACCAACAGCATGCGCGCCCTCCAGCCGCCGGCCGAGTTCCACTGGAACCGCCGCGGCAAGTATTACGGCTGGCTCGGCGAACAACTCCACGGCATGGCCCTGCGCGCCTCCGGATACTTCGAGGAAGCGGATGCGGTGGAAACCAACCACTTCATCCGCCACGGTGCGAAAATTTCCCTCGTCCACGCCACCCGCGGGAGGACCAAGCAAGCCGTCACCGCCCGTTTGAACTGGCTCGAAAAAGCCGCGGACCCGGACGCCATCGAGCATATCTTCGCGATCGATGCGGATGATCCGATGGCCGCGTTTCTCACCGTCCACAACCACGTCGTGCTCCCCGGCAACGGCGGACCCGTCGCCGCTTGGAATGCCGCAGCCTCCAAGTCCAAGGGCAGCGTCATCGTGCAAATGTCCGACGATTGGGAACCTCCCATGCACTGGGACAAGCTGATCCTCGATGCCATTGGAGACACCACCCGCGAGGCCGTGCTTGCCGTCAACGACGGCCACCGCAAAGACGATCTGCTCTGCATGGCCATCCTCACCCGGGCGAGATATCAGCAGCAGGGATACCTGTTTCACCCCGAGTTCTTTTCCATGCACTCGGATAACTGGTTTTCCGAGCAGGCATTCTTGGACGGCGTGGTCATCGACGCCCGGGACCGCATCACCTTCGAGCACATCCACCCTGCATTCGGCAAGGCGGAGATCGATGAAACCTACGCTCGCAGCAATCAGGGATATCACTATCAGACCGGCGAAGGAATCATCAAGCGCCTCCGCGCCGGAGTGATGACCAGCTCGGACGTTCACGGATGGTTCGATTTCCGGGATGTCTATGACTACTTCGCCAAGGAAATTCCATCCGATGGAACTTTCATCGAGGTGGGAAGCTGGAAAGGGAAAAGCATCATCTACCTCGCCCAGCGCTGCCAGGACATCGGCAAATCCTGCACGCTTTATGCGGTGGACACTTTCCAAGGAGATGCCGAAACCGGCAAGGCGGACGTCTATCAGGAATTCAAGAAAAACCTGAAATCCGCCATCGTGGCTTTTGATGTGGAAACCGTCGTCATGCCTTCCATCGAAGCCGCGGAAAAGTTCAAAGGAGAGCATGACATCATCTTCCTCGATGCCGCCCACGACGAAGCCTCCGTCACCGCGGACATCGCCGCATGGCTGCCCAAGGTCAAGCCCGGCGGCATCCTCGCCGGGCACGATGCGGACGCCCCGGGCGTGATCGCCGCGCTCGCCACCCACAAGCTCCAAATCCAGCGCATCGGCCGTTGCTGGATCCATCATAAATAACCGCACCACCACCATGGCAAAACTCACCCACGACGTCGTAGCCACCATTGGCGAATACAAGAACAGCGCTGGAGAAACCAAGAAGCGCTACCTCACCTGCGGCAAGTGTTTCACCGATGACGAAGGCCGCCAGGCCATCAAGCTCGATGCCATTCCCGGCCCCGGCTGGTCCGGCTGGCTCTCGCTCTATCCCGCGGAAAAACAAGCGCCGCGGCAAGCGCCCGATCCCCGTCCGAAACCCAAAGATCCGCCTCCCGAAGGTGACTACCAAGAAGAAGACGACATCCCATTCTAAGCCATGAAACTTTCCATCCTCACCCCATCCATTCCCGAGCGCACCGCTGCTGCGGAAACGCTTGCCGCCGAGACCGCCCGCCAGATCACCGAGGGCGGATTCCTCGGGCAGGTGGAACACCTCATTTTCTCGGACAACCGCCAGCGGACCATCGGAGCGAAACGCCAGGCGCTGGTGGACATCTCCCGCGGCGAGTATTTTGCATTCGTGGATGACGATGACGCCATCTCTCCGGACTACGTCGCAAAGTTGTTAGAAGGCATCCGCACCGGTGCCGACGTCATCACCTTCCGCCAGCAGTGCATCTACAATGGACAGGAAGGGATTATCGAGTTCGGACTCAATCACCACGATCACCCCTTCCGCCCCGGAGAAGTGACCAAGCGCGCCCCCTGGCACGTCTGCGCCTGGAAACGCGAGCGCGTGGCCACCTGCCAGTTTGGAGAAACCAACTACGGCGAGGACTTCATCTGGTGCCAGCAAGCCCGCCGCCGCATCGCCAGCGGCTGGCACATCGACGCCATCCTCCACACCTACCGCCACGACGCCGCCACCACCGCGGCACCGGAGCCCGCCCGCCTTTGACATTCGCGCCGCGCGTGGGACACCGCGGGCATGTCACTCGTTTCCGCATTCGCCACCGCCGCGCACACCGCGGCCGCCGCCATGATCGGCGAGGAAACCGTCACCATTGGCGCGCTTTCGCTTTCCTGCGTGCTCGCGGAGGCCAGTAACGCCCCGGAGTTTTCAGAAAACGGCGGATTCGAGGCGCGCAAGACCCTCACCGCCACTTGCAAAACCTCCGCGATTGGCAGCACCGCCATCGTCAAGAAAACCGCGACCGCCCGCGGAGCGTCGTGGCGTGTGGATGCCGTGAGTGCCGGTGCCACCTTCACCACCCTCACCTTGATCGAACCCACCCGCTCATGATCAAGGCCAGCATCGATCGCCCCAAGCTCGAGCGCTCCCTCAAGCGCTTTGCCAAGGAATTCGGCGATACCAACGCCACCGCCATCGCCCGCTGGGGTGTGCAGTCATGCCGCGAAGCCGCGCTCGAGACCCTGCCTTGGAAAACCAAAGGATCCGACTCCGCCAAGAAACAACAGCAAGCCGCCATCCAGAAAGACATCGGCCGCGTCTGCAACGTGCAGGAAACGGTTTCCCGCGCGCGCCGCAAGGCCGGAGGAGAGCGCTTGCTGCAATCCCCCGCGGACGTCATTGCCTGGATGGACCAGAACCGCGCCGAAAACCACCGCACGCGGAAACTTCCGCCCGCCCAGAAAAAGACCGTTTCTCGCACCGTCTTCACCGCCACTGTTCGCCTGCTCATGAAACACGCCGGCATCGCCAAAGGCGGATTCATCGGCGCAGGCATGGAGATCGCCAAGGCCCAGAAAGGCGCGAACCGCATCGCCATCGGCAAGAACTTCCTCAGCTACGCCCAGAAGCATTCCGCATTCGGCAGCGCCACCCGCCCGCGGCCGGGCTTTGCCACCAGCGCCACTCTGAAAAACCGCGCCGCCCACACCGGATCCGCCTACGTCCTGAAAAAATCCGGGCTCAAGCGCGCCATCGAGTTCGGCCTCAAGAAGACCGTCCAGTGGTATTCCCGCGCCGTCTCCGCCCAAAACAAGAAACAGAAGCCATGACCCTCAACGAAAGCCTGCGCGATTGGATCCAGCACAACCTGCCATCCAAGCCCGATCTCCAAGTCCTCACCCTCGTCACCCTCGGCGAGACGGACGAACTCGACCCGCCATTCCTCGGCATCCGTGAAACCGGCTCCGAGCCCTACAAGCAGGACGACGTGATGCTCCCCGGCGTCTCCACCGTGGAAATCACCTGCGAGCTCCACACCGTGCCCGCCGATGCGGAAAACGACGGCACCGCGCCAGAAACCGAACGCGACTACCGCCGCCAGCTCTACGACATCCTCGGAGACCGCCGCGCGATCGATTGGATGGACGGGCGGAATGGATGGAACGTTTTTGACATTCGCTTGGCAGCGCCGACGACCGACGTGTCCGAGGGACGCCGCATTTCGAGCTGGGTCCTCAACATCGTTTCCGCTCCCGCACACTAACACCCTTTCCGCCATGTCCTCCGCCACCGTTTATTCCGCCGCGCAGTTCGGTCTTGCAGACGATACCCCCGCCACCGGCACCATCATCGGCTCCATCACCTGGACCGGATCCTCAGAAACCGCCGAGCTTCCGGATCACATCGGAAACTCCATCGCCCTCGCCGTTTACAATCCCCGCAAGGAAGTCTCCGGAGACGGCGTGCTCGCCGCCAAGGGCACCGGCCTCGTGGGCGATATCGGCGACGTGCTCACCCTTGCGAACACCACCAAGAACACCCGCACGCGCAACAGCGAAGGCCTCGGCGTCACCCCTGCCAGCGGTGCGGGCATCGTCATCACCGGCAACACCATTTCGCCGCAACAAACCGGCTTCGAAGGCGGCGGTTTCACCGGCCTTTACCTGCCCTACGTCGCCCTCGGCACCACTTACACCGCCACCTGACGCGGTGCCACACCTGAGAAACCATGACACCCCAACTCAACGGCGCGCGCGGCCACCACTCCGGAGACATCAATCTCGTGGCGGCCCTCATGTCCCAAGGCATCCCGCTCGATTCCCGGGAGCCCGTCCGCCTCATCGAGGGCGGCACCGGCCCCGCCTATGGCTCCTACCGCTTCGGCGCATGCTCCGAGGACGGCACCGAGGACTGCGAGCGCCTCATGCTTTTCTGGAACGGCCACGATAACCTTGAGGCGGACCACGGCTTCGCCCAAGTCTGCCGTTTCATCCGCTCCCGCCCGCGCGGACTCCAAGGTTCCGAGGATCTGCTTGGCTTCGCCGTCACCTACCTCGCCGAGCGCGGCCACACCATGCCAGGCCTGCGAAAACTCGCGGACGTCCCGCAGTTCGTCAAAGCCCTGCCGCATGGCGAAGCCGCCTTCGTGCTCGCCTACGTCTGGAACCGGGAAATCTGCTTCCAGCTCCACCGCAACGCCAAGCGCTGCATCTACCAAACCACTGGCGAGGGCGACCAGACCCGCCACGCCCTCATCTCCACCCGCCTGCCCGTCTGGCAGCGCACCGAACTTCTCTCCCGCCTCCAAGGCTAAGAAACCATGAAACGCACCTGCCTCCTCTCCAAGTCCTACATTGGCCCGCCCATGATGCTCGCCGGCCGGGAAATCATCTTCTCCGCCATCGCCAACGAAATCATCCGCGAGCGTGGCAACGCATTCTTCGCCGCTCCCGGCCCCGAAAACCAAACCGAGTATTCCGGCATGGTGGAAGGCATCCTCATCATGTGGCACCTCGCCGCGGACGACTTCGACCAAATCGAAAAGTTCCGCCAGTTCACCCCACAGGAACGCGCCGCGGAAGTTCTCACCTTTGCCCTGAGCCACGAAGCCGGGATCGAGGAACTCAAACCCCAACTCCTCGCCCGCATCGAGGCCGCCATGGCCGCCGCCGTGGAAAGCGAGGGCCGGGGAAAGTCTCACCCGCCAGCCCAGGACTCCTAGCCCTCATCGATCTCTTCGCCCTCCGCCATGGAATCGCCCCCGAAAAACTCCTCCGCCACACCGACCTCGGCCGCGTCCTCCAACTCCTCCACGCCGAGGGCGTCCGCGCCGGAGCATCCTTCGCATGGGCCGTTTACTTCGCGCCCGCGCCAGAACTCACCGCACCATTCGAAACCCCGGACATCCCGCTTGCCGTGGAATGGGCCACCCTCGAACCCGAATACACCTGAACCATGATCGGCACCACCTTCAAACTCGGATTTGACGGCACCTCCGTTTCCCGCGGACTCGGGAACATCTCTAACATTGTTGGACGAGTCGGCCGCCAAGTCGGCATCGGTATGGGCCGAGAAGTCGGAGCACGCATGACTGACTGGATCGGCCGCGTTTTGTCCGTGGTTCCTGAAAACCTCGGGGAAACCATGGACTGGGCGGGAGGCCTCAACGACATGAGCACCCAGACGGGCGTTTCCGTGAAGCGCCTCATCGAACTGCAGGAAGCCCTGCGCCTCTCCGGAGCCGAGGGCGCGGACACCTCCCGCATGATTTCCACCCTCGCCGCAAACCTTTCGGAAGCAGCGAAAAACGGCGGACCCGCCGCGGACGCCCTGCGTAAGCTCGGACTCAATGCGCAGGAAATCGCCGGCATGAACATCGATCAGGCATTCTACACCATCGGCCAGCGCATCGCCGAGCTCACCAAAACCACCCGCACCCCCATCGAGTTCACCTACCTCTTCGGCCCCAAAGTCGGCACCCAGATCGTCGAGACCTCCGACAAAATCGCCGGGCTCGAGTCCTCCATGGCCGATCTCTTCGGCGCGCGCATGGGCTACAAGCTCATCCGTTTCTTCAAAGACTTCAACGGCAGCATGGGCCAAGCCCGCAACAACGTCGGAGACCTCGCCAGCGCCATGGACGGAGGCCTCGCCGCCCGCATCGACGACATGGGAGACGCCCTTGGCCGTTGGCAAACCCTCAAGCGCTCGCTCGGCACCATGGCGCTCGACGAAGTCAGCCGCTTCGGCGGCGGCGGCGGCATCAATCGCATTTTCGATTCCCTCGATGCCGAGAAATTCCGCCCGAAGATCCAAGAACTCATGTCCATGCTCGGCCGGAATCTCGAAGTCCTGCTCTCCCAAGACCTCGGCAAATCCTTCGGGGACATCTTCCGCAACCTCGGAAAATCCTTCGGAGAAGGCATCAAGGACTCCCTCAAAATCGACGTCAAATCCCTCATGCCCTCCCTCATGGGCTTCGGCAGCGGCGGCAAGACCGCCAAAGCCGAGTCCGATCCCGCCCTCCAGAAAACCAACACCCTCCTCAGCGACATCCGCCGCGAGGTAGGAACCGCCAGATTCGCCTGAACCATGAGCACCTCCTCGCAAATCTACGGACTTGCCGCAGCCACCCTCAATCCCGGGCCGCGGTTCACCTACGTCGTCACCCCGGAAGGCATGACCACCGGCTCCATGGACTTCACCTGCCGCAAGGGAGCCATCGATACCCCAGTCATCAAGGCCAAGCTCGCCAAGGGCACCCTCATCGGCCAGCTCTACCCACAAGTCCCCGCAGGCCTCGGCTACCTCCGCGTCGATAGCTACACCTCCCGGGATGAACCCGGAGCATACTCCGTCGTTTCCGTGGAGTTCAAAGGCGTGGACGTCTCCGGCACCGACTACACCTTCGAGGGCAGCGTCGTTTACAGCCGCAACAACGCCCTTGCGGACGCCCCCATCTTCACCAACCCGCGCTTCCTCGCGCAAGTCACCGAAAACACCCGGGACACCATCAAGGGCGGAGCCGATGGCATCTACATCAAAAACCTCGCCAACTCCACCACCAGCTCATTTGAGATCGTCAACGCGAGCTCCGGCGCGCTCATCGAGACCCTCACCGACGAAAACTTCCGCTTCTGGTGGGACTACATCGTCACCAAAGGCCACCTCACCTATCCCAAAGCCACCTCGGACTGGACCAAGACCGCCACCGGCAAAGGAGCCTTGCGCTCCGCGGACTTCGCGGACTTCGGCATGATCGATGATCCACCCGGCAGCCCTGCCGCCCTGCCCGGAGACGTCTGGATCTACTCCGGAGCCACCGAATCCATCGCCGTTTCGGGAGACGGCGCAAACTCCTACTCCAAAACGTGGACCTCCGGCTCTGAGGAAGACTACCCCACCCAAATCTTCGGCCCGGAAGCCTGATCCCGCCATGTCCCTGCCCATCAACCTCCCGCCGCGCGTCGTTCCAGGGCAGCCCGTCTCCGCCTTCTGGGCAAACTCCCTGCGCGAATCCATCGCCCGCCTCGCCCGCCGCAAAGCCATCCGCCGCAGCGGATCCAGCGCCACCGCCGCCGCCGCGCTCGTTCCCTGGCAGCCCACCTTCTTCACCGAAGGCACCGGCGAGGCCACCGTTTACAAATGCCGCTTCCACCTCGGCACCCTCAATCAGAACGTCTCCACCAACTGGAACGACGCATTCACCCTCTCCATGGCTGGGGACGATTTCCACTTCGTCACCCTTGCCGTCACCACCGCCAGCGGAAAAGTCACCGCACTCACCCTCGCCGTCGAGTCCTCCCCACCCACCGAGGACAGCATTGCCAAAGACACCCCGCCCGTTTCCTTCAAGATCGTCCTCGGAGCCATCGGCCGCACCGCCGCCAAGATGATCATCACCACCAACCTCGAAGCCGTCGCCGCCGAGGTCTTCCGCGAGTCCAAATCAGCCCCCGCCACCGGTGCCGAGCCCTTCTCCCGCTGGTGGCGATGGAACGTGGAGGCGCTATGAAAACCTACACCCAGCGCCCCTCCACCGCGTGGACGGTTTCCTCCACCGCCTACCACATCGGCACCTCTTCCACCGGAGTTTACGATCTGCGCACCAGCGCCAGCACCACCGCCGGCGCCTCCTCATCGAACACGGCGGGCTCCACCGCTGGCCTCACCGCCCTCGTTCAAAACGCAGGCACCACCAGCCTCGTTTACGTCTCAGAGATCGGCCGCACCGTCTCCACTGTTTCCACCGCTTCCAGCCTCACCGTTCGAAACGTCCACCAATCCGCGCACAACCCCGGCAGCGCCATCAATTTCTCGGACACCTACAGCTACACCGAGGCCCGCCTCATCGCCCGCAGCGTCGCCGCCGGAGACTCCTCCTTCGCCGCCACCTCAAACACCTCCCTCACCACCGGATCCAGCTCCACCGAGTCCGATACCCACTCCAGTTCCACTTCGTCCGCCACGGCTGCATCCTACTCCACCAGCTCCACCAGCACCGCCTACACCGCCAGCGGAACCAGCACCACCTACACGACGCAGACCGTCGCCATTGATCTTTCCACCGTCACCACCACCGCCAGCGATGGCCATTTTAACGCCTTCACCACCACAAGTAGCAGCAGCGGCTACACCACCACGGCCACAAGCACGACAGGAAGCGTTTCATCGTCCTACAGCACGTGGGGAACTGGATATACAAGCCTAACCAATCGACCCACAACGATTACCACCGCGACCGCTGACGTAACTTGGACGGAGGATGACAGCATCAACCTGACAGCCACCACCCACGCCCGGACAAACTGGCAGTTTAACAATCTGCTACAAGATACGGTCTGCATCATGAACGCGAATCTTGGCGCGGACGGTTACAACCTATCCCCCAACCTTTGGACGTTCAACACGTCCGCCATCGCATCAACCCAAACCACGGCCGCGCTTTTTTCCGCCCTTTATTCGTCAAACGCCTCACAAACCGTCACCCTCTCGGAACGTTCCGTTTTCCTGACTTCATCCGCCCCCGTCACCGTCATCACGACAAGCACCGCGACAGCTACGCGCACAGCCACGCGAACCAGCACCACGGACACCGCCGCCGCCGCCGAAACTTACACCGCCACCGGAACCGCAACCTCTTACAACGGGAACTCCTATGCGGATTCCGACTATACCGCTACATGGTCCGCAAGTCACAGCCTCGGAGACGTTTCTTCATCTCAAAGCACGTGGACGGTAGCAACCACGACGGACACCAACGCACCAAAGGCGACAAGTTCTTCCACCATCTACACCCACAGCGCGCAACTCACAGGCTACACTTCCGGAACGCGCTGGACTAGCACCACCACCAGCGCGGAGTGGGGTAACGACGTTACCGAAACGGGAACCCGCATAGCCCCATGGTCATCCGCTTCGACTACCGTTACCCGATCAAGTCGCGCAACTACCGCCGACGAAATCTTGATTTCAAGCTACAGCACATGGGGCACCGGAACCAATACAAGCAGCTCATTGCTAGGTCTGGTTCCAACCAACACCACCCGCGCTTCATCCGTTTCCAGCACCTACACACTCCCCACTTGGCACGCGGACTTGCACGCTTCCGTTCCCTCTCAGACCTATCAGTTTATTTCCGCCGGAACCTCCCACCTCGGCACCACCAACGGTGGAGCCAGCCTAACCGCATGGACCGAAGCACGCGGCAGAATCTCTGTCGATGCTCGACCTACTGACGACAACATCCCCGCGCTCAACGAAGCCCGCTTCCAAGTCCACCCCTACGGACTCGCAGGCTTCGGCGGAAGCTTCACCGCTTCCGCGCTGGATGCCTACCTCACCACCACCCAAGGCCTCGCCTCCGGATCCACCTTTACCGAGGAAACCCTCCAGCTCACCGCCACCGCCTTAGCCTGCCAAGGCCTCACCTTCTACCCCGTCCCCTCCGCCATCCAGCTCGGCGGCACTGGAAACGCCGTCTCCACCTCCCTCATCTCCACCCCCTCCGTGATGACCTCGGAAATCTCCGTCGCCGCCACCTGGTCCAGCACCACTTCCACCACCGCCAGCACCGGCACCACCTCCACGACCACCACCCGCGCAGCCACCCACACCATCGCCATGGCTTCCCAGATCACCGGCAGCTACTGGTCCTCCGATCCCATCACCTTCAACTCCGCCGCCCGCTCCGAAATGCCCGGCGGCGCGAACTCCGGCGGCTACGCCATCGGAGATAACGCCATCAGCGAATCATGGAAACTCCTCCTCCGACAGGGAGCCGCCTCATGGACGGAATACAGCGCCGGCCAATCCACCGCCGCCCTCTCCCACTCCACCAGCGGCACCGATGCCTCACTCTCCCTCAGCGTCCCCCACTCCCACGCCATCGTCCTCTCCATGGAACCAGTTCTAACAGCCCGTTGGGACACCGCCGGAAACGCCTCCGCCTTTTCCTCACAGCAACATTTGAAACATCAGTGAAACTCGCCGTCGTTACCGCCGCCACCAAGTCCTACCTGCACGCCTGGCCGCAGTGCGTGCGCTCCATTGCCACCGCCGCCGCCCACATCACCAACGGCCATTTCATCTTCGCCACCGATCACTCGGACGAATCCAAACAAGCCGAGGAAACCCTCCGCGCCGAACTCCCCGAGGGCTGGGCCATCACCGTCATCCGCCTGGCAGGCATGGAAGACGACGCCAAGGACTATCAGAAATCCGCGCAGCTCCGCATTGCCGCCCTTCAAGGTGCCGCCTTGCACACCGCCCGCGTCAAGATCCGCCCGGATTTTCTCTGGTCCGTCGAGTCGGATAACATCGTCCCCGCAAATGCCCTGCGCGTCCTCCAGTGGACCCTCTCCATGCCACACGCAGACGGCTCTCCTCTCTACGCCATCGCCGCCGGAACCTATCAAAACGGCCTATTCCTCGGCGGCCGTGGCACCTATCAAAACCCCATCGCGGAAGACTTCCTTCCCACCGAGAGGAAACTCAAGCCACGCCTCAAATTATGCCTGAATGAATGTGAAAAAAGACTCGGCAAAGTGAATTTGCCGCCGCCTTCCACAATCTCCGAGCAGCCGATCAGTTTGGCGAAATGGCAAAAGGAGAAAGCCTCTTCACTGGAAAAAGAACAACGCAGGCACCAGCGCCTCATGAAGTGCGTGAAAGCCTCCCCGCCCGACGGGAACATTTGGGAAGTCATCGCAAAACACGGCTGGCATCCCCGCGGCTGGCTCGACTACGCCTACCCCGGCATCGGTGAAGGTGCCATTGTCCCCTCCGATTGGTGCGGACTCGGCTGCACCCTCCTTGATCGCCGCGCCCTCGCCCTCGCGGACTTTGCCGGATACGATGGCGGCGGCACTCAAGACCTCTTTCTCTGCTTCCGCCGTTGGCGGCCCGCAGGTCTCCGCATCGCCTGCGTTCCCCACGTCGCCTGCGATCACGTCAAAAAAGACCCCGCCGGAAAAATCACCCACCACATCGCCTACCACGAACCCGAGGGGCCCTACCAAGGCCACCTCCGCGCGCGTGCTCAAGAGTGGATCCCGGTTTGACATTCGCGCCGCGCGCGGGACACCCGCCGCATGTCCATTTCAGACGCCAAGGCAAATATCAGCCTCACCGCACTCGGCACCCCATCGGGCACCAACTTGAGCGGAAACGTCCAGATCGGTGAGTCCATCAGCCCCATCACCTTCGCCGATGCAAATGTCGCCTACAGCCTGCGCGCCATCCTTGCACCAAGCACCAACTCCTTCGCCCTTGTCCTCGCCGATGGAGACACCTCCGGCTCCATCACATGGGCAGCTGGCACGGCCCAAGTGGAGACCGCCACCATCGTCGCTGCTTCCGGCTGCACCAGCAACGGCACCATGGCCATGACCCTCACCGCCGCAGGCATGACCGGCAGCCCGCGCACCATCAACGTCGCGCTCACCACCACCGAGCACACCACCGCCGCGCTCATCGCCACCGCAGCCCGCGCCGCCATCAATGCGGACACCGTCGCCGCCGCTTGGCTCACCGCCTCCGGCACCGGTGCCGACATCGTCCTCACCATCGATCCCACCAGCACCTTCACCGTCACCGGCGGCACCCTCAATCTCTATCCCGCAAACGACGGCACCCTCAATCTCGCCATTCCCTCCGGCCTCGGCGTCACCGCCGCCGCCACCTCCACCAACACCACCGCCGGAGTAGCCACCGATGGAGCCAAAATCTACGACGGAGACGGCAACGACTTCGAGGGCGTCCCCCTCCATTCCATCGTCACCCACCGCGGCATCCTCATCAAATGCTCTGCCGGAGAAGCCGTCTGGACCGATACCGTGGACACCGGCGGGAAACTCACCGCGGGCAGCTATTTCCTCCTCATCAATCCGGAAATCAACACCGCTTTGGACATCGAGACCGACTCCACCCACACCTGCGATTTCACCATCACCGTCATCGGCTCCACCACCTGATCCATTTCCCCCATGGCACTCGACCTCACGCCCCTGAAATGGGATTGGGCACCCATCACCCAAGGGGACACCTTCCCCGCCACCCTCATCACGGAAACCTCCGCGGATACCACGCTCTCCCGTGTCCGTGTGAAAATCAAAGCCGCCGGATCCACCAGCGCCGCCCTGCTGCTCGATAGCCAGACCACCGGCGTCACCATCGGCACCGCCACCGCCGGAGCATGGTCCTTCACCATCGCAGCCATCTCCACCACCTCCCTCGGCGCTGGCGTCTATTCCCACGACGTCGAAACCACCGACTCCGCCGGCACCGTCCGCACCGAGTTTGCCGGCACATGGGAAATCCTCACCCAGATCACCGACTGACATGGCCCGTTCATTCACCATCATCCAGGACGGCGAGAGCCGGAGTTTCACCATCGAAACCGGAGTCGGCCCGCAAGGCCCTGCCGGAGAAACCGGAGCCACGGGCGCTACTGGCTCCACTGGTGCCACCGGCCCGGCCGGAAGCGACGCATCCGTCACCGCCGCAAACGTCGCCAGCGCCATCAACGGAACCTCGGAAAAAACAACGCCCGTAGATTCCGACGTCCTCAGCCTCCTCGACTCCGCCGCTTCATGGGCGATGAAAAAACTTTCGTGGTCGAACATCAAAGCCACTCTCAAACTCTACTTCGACACGCTCTATGTGGCTGTTTCGCAGCTCTCCACCACCGGCGGCGCGAACAAGGTGGTTCAACTGGACAGTAATGGAGTTTTTCGCAACGTGCCAATTAACCCAAACCCCACTAATCCCGGAGGGGCTTGGAGGTTGGCTGCGGAGCAGCGTTTGGAGTTTGAGGATTACACCGGGACAACTGTGGGAAACACGCGCATGATCGCCAATCACGGGGATGATTGGGACAGCGGGACTTACCCCGAAATGTTTTGGGAATCGTCACGGCATTGTTTCTATTGGTATGGTGGGTTTCAGTTAGGGAACGCGGAGGCATTACGTGGTTGGCGCTACCTGTATCTAAACTCGCTGGGGATCGCAAATGGCACTTCTACATTAGGTGGCACTTTGGACGGCACGCGTGAGTCAATCGCGGTGCAGTTCAGGGGAAACATCTGGAATGGAAGTGCTGCACAGCCATCACAAGCGTCTATCCAATATGTTCCTGCTGGTGTGAAGAGTGGTGAACTTGGTATTTGGATCGGCGGCCCTGCTGGTATAAACGGACAAATGTCTCCCGGTGGCCCTGCTGCTTATGGACGCATTTTGGCGTCTAGCGGAAATACCAAATCACTCGGATTGACCGAAACTGGACCAGTTTTGCCGGATGGAAGGACTTTCAAGGCTGCTGGTGATTTCACGCTTACGCAAAATAGTGTGGCGGTTGTCACATCCGTAGGAACTTCTGCGGTAGCGAACACGCTACGCCTGCAAAACGGCAGGACCCGGATCAGCAACAATGCGAATCTTCCCGGAACCGCCGCCTATCCATTTGAGGTCGCTGTTCCACTCACGCTAACGGGAGCCAATACACAGACCACCGGAGATCTCTACACCGACCTGAACGGCAATACGTTCTTCGGGCGCGTCACCAGTGAGCCAGGCGCGAATAGCGGAACCACGGTTTGGCAAAATAGGCTGGGAACGGCGCAAGTCACATTCAATCCGGGAAGTGCAACCGCTACTTTTGCCACCACGATCACCCAGACTCAAACCAACGACGCCACATCCTCCGCTGGCGCTTTCCGGACCAGCGGCGGTGGTTCTTTCGCCAAAGGCATTTATCTCGGCACCGTTCTAACAGGCACCGAGCAGGCATCCGAGCCAGCGGCACCAGCGGCAAATGGATTTGTGATTTATGCCGTCGATAACGGATCAGGAAAAACAAAGCTTATGGCGAAATTTGCCACCGGAGCCGCGCAGCAGCTTGCGATTGAGCCATGAAACACCTCCTCCCCATCATCGCGCTATCGCTTGCCCAGAACGTCGCTGCCGCGCAGTGGCGCATCTCTTGGGCGCTGGCACAAGCACAGGTGGGTGTGAGCTACCGCGTCTGCCGGGTCGTGGGATCAAGCATGACCACGCTTGGAACCACGTCCGGCGCATCGCTGGTCATCAACGCCAACAGCGGCGACCAAATCAGCGTCGTGGCCTTCAACGAACTCGGAGAAGCCTCGCCATCCGCGCCGATCACGCTCGCCGCTCCAAGCGGCCGGATCTACGCGGTGACCATCCAAGCCAGCACCGACACCAAGACATGGCAGAACGTGACCATCCTTCTCCCCGAGGAAATGACCGTCAACGGGCAAGCAGGACCCAGACTCTTCGTTCGTCAGAAAACCAACCCATGAAAGCATATCTCCCATTTTTGGCGCTTGTCCTTGCCGCAAATACCGCAACAGCTCCACCCACGCCATCGCCGTCAAACAGTAATCCCCTCGCCATGTCCAAAGACGAACTCCACGCCACCGCCCAAGCAGACACCCCGGACCACGTCAACATTCCGCCAACTCCCAGCGGCATCGCCCTGTGGCTCCTCGGAAGGTTCGGCGTCGCCGTCGTGTTCGCCGCGTCCACCTACTACGTCTATCAGGACATGCGCGCCGATCGCGCGGAACTCTTCCACGCCTACAAGGAAAACACCCGCGTCATGATGGAATTCCGCGCCGCCATCTCAGACCAAACCCGCGAAATCGCGGAAATGCGCCGCAGCTCCCCATGAAACACTTCCCGGACGAGCTGCACCTGGTCGATGCGGGCATGCGCGGAACCTCCCGCGTGTTTCGCATCGAGCGCCCGTTTCGCTACTTCTCCTCCAAGGGCAAGATCACCGTTCCCACCGGATTCCTCACCGATGGCGCAAGCATCCCTCATCCGCTCTGGAGCATCCTCGATCCATGGGGACCCTACTTTCCCGCCGCCCTCATTCACGACTTCCTCTATTCCCGCCGCTCCTCCCCGCATCACAATCTTTCCCGCCTCGAGTCCGATCTGATTTTCAAAGAAGCCATGTTCAACATCGGCGTGGACTGGCTGCGCCGGGAAATCATCTACCGCGCCGTTCGCATGTTCGGCGGTTCCTCATTCAAAAAACTCCCGCCGCCATGAAGAACGACGATCCGCTGCGCCCGGTGGAAGAATGGACGGGCCACCGTTCAACTTCACTGATCCCCACCGCCGCGGGCATCCTGATCGCCATCGTGATCCTCGGCTTTCTCGCCGTCGCCTCCATCATCGCCTCCAACCTCATCGCCAAACCATGACCTCATCCGAAATCAAGCGCATGCAGACTATCGTAGGAGCCGCGCCGGATGGATTCTGGGGGCCGCGTTCCCAAGCCGCTTGCCGCGAGCATTTGCGCCAGCTCATGCCAACGCCAAACCCATGGCCTGCCAGCGATCAAGCGAGCCTCCGCAAGTTCTACGGAGCGCCTGGAGACGAATCCCAGCTCGTCACCATCGAGTTCCCCTACGAAATCAAATACGACGGCAAACTCGTCACCCGCACCCGCGTGCACCGCAAATGCGCCGAGAGCCTCCTGCGCATCCTCAATCGCATCCGCACCCGCATGGAAGCCGTCCCGGACATCGTGGACGAAGCCACCGACTATTGCGGAGTCTTCAACTTCCGCTACAAGCGCGGCGGATCCACCTACAGCCTCCACGCCTACGGTGCCGCCATCGACCTGGACGCGGACGACAACACCTTCAAAAACGCCTGGCCGATCAACGCCGACATGCCCCTAGAAATCATCGAAGAGTTCGCCCGCGAAGGCTGGATCAGCGCCGCCGCATTCTGGGGCTACGACGCCATGCACTTCCAAGCCACGCGCTGACGCTTGCCAAGCCATCGCCGATTTGCTTGCTTCGAGGTGAGCGGTATCTCAGTTGGCCAGAGGCAAGTGTCGGCGGTTCGAATCCGTCCCGCTCATTTCAAAGCCGCCATCCTTCACGGGGTGGCGGCTTTTTCGTATCCGCTGAGAAGTTACCGGAAGTCAACCAAAACCGCCCCCTTTCACAGCCCCCCATTTCTCGCGATCGGCTGGAAACCCTTGTAAAATGTGGCTCCGGCGGTTGGGATCGAACCAACGATGATCAGTTTGATTTCCGGGGCAGCGGCGCGGGTGGCGTTTTGAGCGGGGGCGATTCTCCCAACTCGGAATGGTAGGATTAGGCGTTCTGCGAAAATTCAGTTACATCGTATCCGAGCATGATTCCGCGGCCCATGATACGGCTTTCACCGGGGTTGATCTTCATTGCGGATCGTCCGTTTCGAATCCAGCACGGCTCCGGCAGCCGATCCGCGACGAGATCCCCCATGAGGTGCATGCCGCTTTCCCATCGGGTGCCGTCGAACTCTGGGATTCCATCCTCGCGGATGCGGCATGGCGCTAGATTCTCGGAAGATGCAGACCCACCCGCCGCGTCCGATGGGCATAAGCTGGACAGGTTCTTTCCGCCCGACGGGCAGAATTTGTAGGGATCGGGCCATGGGCCATCGTTGCAATCGCAGAGTTTTGTCATGTTGGTTTTCCGGTGGCGTCCACGGGTGGACTTGTTATTTCATGAAGCGGGTTTTCCGGTTTTAGGGATGCATTGGCACCAGGTGCAGGGATGGAATGGTAGGAATGGCGAGCACTCGGAGAATTCGGGTGTTACTTGGCTTTTTTTCCGCCGGAGGGGTAGCGGACACGTTTCCGCGCTGGCGGGGCGTAGAATGTCCGCCTGGGAGATGCCGGTTCGATCGCTGGCAAGTTGAACTTTCTCCAATAGCTCCGGCGACATGCGGAGTGGGGCGGAGACTTTTTTGGGAGGGATGCTCATGACGTGGGGAATGAAACAGAAAAAATTCATTTTGACTACTTTTTTCTTGCCGGTGTAGTCATTTTGGCTAAGCTTCGCCCATGAGTTCGAAAAAATGCGATGTGGTGGTGAGTTTGCGGATGCCGGAGGATCTGGACGCGAAGGTGATGAAGGCGGCGCGCAGGACGAAGCTGAAGAAGTCGGACGTGTTGCGGCTGGCTGTGGACCGCGGGGTGGACATGGTGCTGGCTCAACTGCTGGAGAAGAAAACCACTGCCGCCTGAAGCCATGGCTGCCAAGGATACCATAACTCCGGGCTGGTTCTCGATTCGCGGGGCTGCGATCTACACGGGTTTTTCCGTGAGCTCGATCCGGCTGGCGATGGAGAAGAAGCGTTTCCCTGTGAAGAAGGTGAAGGTTTCCGATGGGCCGACGAAGGAAACACGGATCGCGCGGGAGGATCTGGATGCTTGGATCCGCGGCGGTGATGCGGCGGCCGGATGAATTTTTCCCGTCCGGTGCGCCAGTTGTTTTACCCGGGGGGGGAGAGGCAACGAGGCGACCGGCGGGAAACCCTGATTTGTGTTTCTCCCCCGCCAACCCTGAAAAACCAAGATACGATGAGCCGAAAAAATCTTCTCACTTTGTGCCGCCGGCTGTGGGCCGTGCAGGCGGAGTTGTATGATGCCTTTCTGATTTTTGACCGCGCGCGCTGGCAGGCGAAGCTGCGCCGGGAGGAGAGGCTGAAGGGTTTAATCCTCAACGCGGAATGGTCATGAGTGAATTTCTCTTGGATGTGCCAGTGTCGCTTTCGCCACGGCTTCAGTGGATGAAGGATCATGAGGTGAGGACGCATGAATGCGTGGAGCTCAATGAAACTCCGTGGAGTGCATGGCTTCCGGTTCACGATTGGAGCGAAACGGAAAATGGCTGTTATCATCCGGACAACGAGGAGGTGATCGGGTTTGGGCTGACGGAAGACGCAGCGATCGTGGAGATGGCTAAGCGCAATGGGTTGAAACTTTGGAACGAGGAGAAGCCATGAGCCGCATCCGTTTTTCAAAGGTCCGGGTGACGGACAACCGGCCGCCGCCCGGGGCGGGTTCGGTTTCACCACTGGAGCGCAAGGGCGCGACCAGGGGCGGTAGCGTGGGAAAAACGGGATTGGATTTTCTCGCGGAGCGGCAGGCGCGGGAGCAGGCGGAGCATGATCGGAATATCCGGGACTACACGGCGGGGATGCTGCCGGCGGTGTTTGATGATGTGTGCCGGCGGATTGCGGCGTTTCCGTGCTTTGGTTTGACGAAGGACCAGGGGCATGAATTGCGCTGGCTGAAACAACGGAAGGCGGCGCTGCTGCGGCTGGGCCGCTCGATGCGGGAAAGGGGGCTGGCGTGACGGCGCTGCAACTTCACCGCCGGCTTCTGCGGCAATCGTGGATTGCGGTTGGGATCGCGCTGCCGGGCTTGTTGCTGGCGCTGTGGGGCGCGTGGACGCTGCGATCGCTGCCGGGTTTCTCGATGGCGCTGTGGTTTCTGGCGTTTGCGTTTGGAAACAGGCTGCGGTTCCACGCGCGGGAAATCTACTGCTTGCGGTGGATGGTGGCGATTGATCGCGCGCATGAAAACCTCCGGATGAAATCGAAATTATGACAACGGACGAACTTCTCAACCAATGGATTTTGGCGCTCGGCACGATCGCGCTGATCGCGGCTTTTGTTTCACTGCTTCACTTGCTCTAACATGCGCCCGCCGAATCCGATTTTTCTGCTGAAGGCAGGGATCCGCAATATGACGGACTCTGCGGTGCTGTGGCATCTGGCGCTTTGCGGGTTGACGGGATCGGGCATGCAGGAAATCGCGGACGCGACGGGGCTGAGTTACAACACGGTGGCGCACACGCTGATCCGGCTGGAGGAGATGAAGCTGACGATCGAGCAACGGCTGCGCGATAAGCCGGGCCATCCGCTGGTGATCACGCTTTCACGAATGGGTTTCCGGCTGATGGCCGGGCACTTGACCGCGGACGAGAAAGCGGCCCATGGAGGACAGCTTCCGATGGGAGATGAGGTGGTGAAGACTTCGTAACGCTGAGGTATCCCGTGGAGACGGGAGCGCCAGCTTGAATCCTAACAAAACGTCTTAATGTCCACTGAAAATCAAACTCGGAACGGGTCTCCATCGGGATCACCGTCTTGTTCAGCCTTGGTCGATGCGATGACTCTGGCCGATGAGTTCGATAAGCAAAGGCACTGCGGCTGGAATAGCAGCCAAAGTCTATGCGAATATCACGACCAGCCAGAATACACCGCGACTGGCATCGCCGAATTCCGGTCCCTTGGCAGTCAATGTCGCGGCACGCTCCGCGAGCTGGCACTTCTGCATACCCTGCGACCATGCAAAGACTGCGGCGGAGAATTCCTCTACATCTCAAACTATCAGGTGTCCTGCTGCTCTTGCTTCGGTGATCCCGAGCTCTGCGAGAACCGAAAAGAGGACATCGAAAACGGTGACGATCCAGACGCCAACTGCTGCTGCAACTGCGCGGAAAACGCGAATCTTCCTGACGCAATCACCCGATGGAACCTCAACCATGGCGACGACGGCCCGCGTGGGCGCGTCCAAGTCTTGGGCTGAACGTCACAACGCTGGCGTCCGCCCCGCTGGACTCCGCAACTTTGGGAGCTTCCAGCGGTCGCCAGCCGTGATTTGTTCTGCCTCTTCTAACCTCCTACAACACGAAAAACGATGAAATATAAAATGACGCCAACCCTATCTCTGGTAATCACTCCGGAAACGCCAGAGGAGCAAGCACTGGTAAACCTCATGAACAAAATGAGCGTTCGGAATGGTGGTGGGACAATCCACAACGCTGGGATGACATACGCCGAGGGTCGCCGAGAATCGATCAACATTGAGTTTGTGGGCGCGCCATCTGGGCAGAAAGACGCCACCGATCATGATGTGAAATACGATGATGCGTTTGGGCACCCTGGTATTGATTGCTGCCGCAGATGCGAAGCCACGTCGATGAATGGAGGATTCTCCCAGCCATGTCCGCAGAACGCAAAAAGTGCTGGCACCGATGCCGGGAGCGCCAGCCCGATCCACTCTCAACCTCAGTAATTACCATGGAAAACCAACACGAAGCGGGCAGCGGTTGCCCCAGCCACGACTTGTTAGCGTCTTGGGTGACGCCCGAGTCAATCAAAGCCGCGAAATCAGACTTCGATGAGGATGTCCCTGGCGAGGTGCTCGTCATGGCCGCTGCTCTCTGGAGTCTCGCGGAATCCACCACCGATCACGCCAACAACGAGGCGGCGGACGGATTCGATCTGACCGCCGAAGAAACCGAAAACCGTGCAAACCGCTACCACGACTCCTATTGGTCACTCGTGGAAATGTGGCGCTAACGTCCAAGCAAAGCCGTGCCGCGCGGCGGATTGAATTCAAAGTGGAAGCTGACCGGCATCGGCTTCTGCGCCTTGTTCATTTTCTTCTCTTCCGATGACACCCCTAACCGATGAAATCACAACTCAATGAGCTGGCACTATTCGCAGGCGCTGGCGGCGGAATACTCGCTGGAAAACTCCTCGGCTGGCGCACTGTCTGTGCAGTTGAAATCGAGGAATACCCGAGGAACGTGCTACTTGCGCGGCAAGAAGACGGCACGCTCGACCCCTTCCCCGTGTGGGACGATGTCACCACCTTCGACGGCGTGCCGTGGCGTGGAGTGGTGGATATCGTCTCTGGCGGCTTCCCGTGCCAAGACATCTCCGTCGCCGGTAAAGGCGCGGGCCTCGATGGCGAACGCTCGGGGCTGTGGTCGCAAATGCGAAGAATCATTAGCGAAGTTCGACCGCGCTTCGTCTTCGTGGAAAACTCGCCAGCTCTTGCTTTTCGGGGGGCAACCCGAGTCATTGGAGACCTGGCCGCAATGGGCTACATGGGACGCAACGGGGTGCTGGGTGGATTCTCCTTGGGAGGGTGTGCGAACGGAGAGCGCCTGTGGATTGTCGCTGTTGAGGCCGACGGCCCAATGCTGGAAAGCATGGACCTTCCGCAACTTGAAATCGCTCATTCGGAAGAATCATGCCGACGGCAACATTCAGGAGCAATCGGCGCGATGCTATCACAAGATGATTACGCCGAACTCAAACGAAATCCTGATGATGTGGCCGATGGAATGGACCGCCTTAAAGCCATTGGAAACGGACAGAATCCAGTCGTGGCGGCGACTGCATGGAATCTTCTCCAAATGAACGAAAAAAGCCCAGACGCGGGCGAGAAAGGAAAAGCCAATGATTGAATGCACAATATGCAAAAAACGGATCGAGCACGGGATAACCTGCAAGGAGTGCCTAGCGAAAGAACCTGCTGAAGCCCGTCGTTCTGCGGCGGATTGTTCTCCCGGTTCGGAGTTGCGGGCCGGATACAAAATCGCCTTCTCGAATTACGGACAGGTAAAACGCTGGCGCATCCTAAAAATCCAGAATGGGCTGGCGCTCGTGACGGAAGGATGGGGCGTCCACAAGCTGCTGTCTGTGACATCAATCGCCGTCGCCCCTTACATGATCGAGCAAACCAGATTCCCGTGGTATCTCAGGCCATTTTATCGGGAGAACGCTAGGCATCTGGCGGCGGCGGATGGCGGCCCGAATCCAACTTGAGAGCTTATCGCCGTCGCCAGCATGCCCTTGTTATGCCTCTTCGAATTACCAGAAAACACCGAATATGAACCAAGATCCGATACAACAAATCGCCCAAGTAGATGAAAAACTCACGATCCTCCGCGAAAGCTGGATGGACTCGAAGCCTGAGAAGAAATCGCACTGGATGGCCAAGATCGACGCTGCGCTCGATGAACGCTCGAAGCTCATGAAACTGCGCGATGCGGTTCCGGCATAACGCAAAGGGTCTGTGACCGCCGACGAAAACCTCAACCGAAGAAATCAAATGCCTCCTACCCCAGAACTCAACGAAGCCGCAGATGGCGGTTCACAGCACCCACTTGTTAGCCATTCTTGGTTGATCGAGCGGCTAGTCGAACAAGTGGAACTTACATGGTCACGCCTGCTTGTGGGCGGCGCGTGCCAGTCTGTCTATGACACCACCGCAGCGATGCGGAAACCGCCGAAGATCGGTGACCTCGTGCTGATTGGATCGGTCGCCGCTAATACGCCCGCCACCGAGCGCATCGGATGGCTGGTGAGCATCGAACACCTGCCCTGCCGGGAGATCGAGGATGAGGACGATTATGTGCCCTCGGAGCGCCGATGGACGATTGATCGCCTCGACGGGTCAGGCCACTTCTCGTGGGTCAACGTGAACGTGACGCGAGTCATCCGGGAAGATCGCCGCGACCAGTTGGTGCCAATTATTCAGGCTAACGCTGGGGGTATGGCGCGGGAACTAGCCGCGCAGGACTCCGAATCACCAACCAAGCAGAACGGCTAGTTCCCGTTGCCATCACTCCCTTGTTCTCTGTCTTCCGAATTACCAACAAACTACCATAAAATGAAAGCACACTACCCCGGCTGCATGTCCGATGAAGAATGCAAATGCCAAGACCATGATGACGCCATCGAAAACGAAACGACTGTCGGCAACTGTAAAAAATGCAACGAGTCTGGAACGGTCACAATAAGCGAAAAGGACGGTGACGGTTTTTGGAGCCGATGCGTGCCGTGCGAATGTCGCAATCAACGGATGCCAATGATACCTGTCCGTGCCGATAAATGGGCGAGCCTCAATCGTGACGTAAAGGATGCGGAAGGGCGGTATAAGGAGGCACTGAAAGACATGGAAGAGATATACTCAGAGCGTGACGAAGCTCGCCGCATAGCCTCTGAAGCCTGCGCAATGCTCGCGGAGAACGGCTTCGAGACAAACTACCCACCGATGCCGTGGGACTCTAATTCTCCAGAGAACGCATAGCTCATGGACGCCGACACTAAATCTCCGCTTCAAGAAGGACGCTCCTCGGCGTTCCATGCAGCGTCTTGTTCGCTGTTCTTCGGATGCTGCCTCGACGTGATGAAGGGTATTGAAAGCGGCTCCGTGGATATGGTGTGTGCCGATCTGCCTTACGGCACAACCTCCTGCAAATGGGACAGCGTGATCCCGCTGGATGCGCTGTGGGCGGAATACAAGCGAGTGTGCAAGCCGGATGCCGCAATCGTGCTGACTGCCTGCCAACCGTTCACGGCAGCACTGGTGATGAGCAACCCCAAGATGTTCAGGCATGAAGATGTGTGGAAAAAGTCCCGACCCACGGGGCATCTGGATGCCAACCGTAGGCCGATGAGGGCGCATGAAAGTATCTTGGTGTTCTCTGCCACTCCACGCTTCCAATACAACCCACAAATGCGGACAGGAACGCCAAACCACGTCAGCGGCAGAAGCCGAGTCAAAGGGACCGGAACGTATGGCGCGGCGGGCGCGGTGGTGGAGCAGAAGACTGATGTGAAGTATCCAATCTCGGTAATCGAATTTGATTCGGTGTCCCCAACGGGGAGGCTTCACAATACGCAAAAGCCCGTGGAACTCATGGAATACCTGATACGGACGTATTCCAACGAAGGCCAAACGGTCTTGGACAACTCAATGGGGAGCGGGACTACCGGGCTGGCGTGTGCCAACACGGGACGGAGGTTCATCGGCATAGAGAAAGACGCTGACTTTTTCCGTGTGGCGAGCGAACGAATTTCTTCAGCGAACGATTGAGTCCTCGGACCGCGAAACTGAAACGCCAATGAAATACTGTGATATGTGCTCGATCCCAAGCATCTGCTCCGAACGCCGGAAATGCCGATACGCGGATACGCCCGCGAAAGAACCGCCTTCGAGCGGTTCCGAGCGACGGCTTGTTCGGCAGCTTGGCGATGTCTGGGTGGCCAGTCAGGACGGCATGGCATCAATCGGAGCTACCAGAAAAGACGCACTCTCAGGACTGGCTGACTGCATCAAATGTAAGACCTCGCTCCAGATCATCCACACATGGGCAACCTTCCAAGGAGGCCGCGAACTGGTGCCGAAACACGTCGAGAACCTCACGACCAAGACGCTCGCTCCATTCCGTCTGGCGAACGCCTAAATCCTCCTACCGATACCGTGAACGCCACTCCGCTACATCCCGAGCCTCCTAACCACGCCGCCAGCCCGACACGGGGCGGGTATCGGTTAGGAGCGATGCCTTGTTCATTTTCTTCATCTTCGGGAGGGAGGCATGAATGAGCTGGCACTATTCGCGGGCGCTGGAGGCGGCATCCTCGGTGGAATCCTCTGCGGATTCCACACCGTGTGCGCCGTCGAAATCGAAGCGTCCGCTCGCGGAATGCTCATCGCTCGGCAAGACGACGGATGCACCGAACCATATCCAATCTGGGACGACGTGCGAACCTTCGATGGGAAGCCCTGGCGTGGCGTGGTGGATATCGTCACTGGCGGCTTCCCGTGCCAAGACATCTCTGCCGCCGGGAAAGGCGCCGGACTCGATGGCGAGCGAAGCGGCCTCTGGTCGGAAATGTCGCGGATCATTAGCGAAGTTCGACCTCGATACGCGCTCGTGGAAAACTCACCAATCCTCACTTCTCGGGGGCTGGGAGTCGTTCTCGGAGACTTGGCCGCGATGGGGTATGATGCAAGATGGGGAGTTCTATCCGCTGCCGATGCCATCTGGCTTGCTGGCACTCCGTGCATCGATCACCTCCGCGAGCGAATCTGGATTGTCGCTACCGACGCCCTGCGTCCCGAATGGGGGGCGAACGATCGCCCATGCGGAGCAAGTGGGGAAGAGCTTCTATCACAAGGGAAAGAAGGTGCAGCTCGATCTGCATCAAGCCGTGAAACGGCTCCCCACTCTCCATGGAATGAGCAAGGACGGCAGGAGCAACGGCCCGAGCGGGAACGAACTCGGCCGGGCTGTGAATCGAATGGCTACAGTCACCGTGCAGGACTCGAAAAACAATGGCGCACCATCGCAGATGAAACGCAACTCCAAGCCGCTGAACGCGGAAGTTGGTGGGAGTCTGAACCCGCCCTGGGTCGAGTGGCTCATGGGGTGGCCTCTCGGGTGGACCGACTGCGCGCACTCGGCAACGGCCAAGTTCCGGCAGTGGTTGTACTTGCATGGCGCCTCTTATCTCAAATGAACGCTCCCGCTGTGGCAACCGCGCCGAAGGACTCCGATTGAAAGATGGACGTTCCCGCGGTTGCCACCAGCGGGCTTGTTCGATGGCCAAACTACCAACCAACTCCGATACAAAATGAGCAAAGACGTGAACGACAAAAAGGCATGGGAAGCCGCCTTCATCAAACCCATCGCCAAGGTCATGAAAGACCGGGGAATCGGCTACCTGCTCATCACGCTCCGCAACGATGGCAAGGCCGCCTACGTCATGGAGCCGATGGAGGAAGAATGCCCGCACAACATGGGCCACGAACTCAACGGCGCGGGCATGTGGATCTGCCTTGGATGCCGTGCCGACATCACCCCGGAACTCAGTCCATCGAACAGTTAATTTATCGAACCTGAGTTCGCATAACACAAACAGGGATGAATAAGGAATCGATTCTTCAAAGGCTGGAAGATGCCGGTAAAATGGCGGATCACTTGCCGAATACCCGGGACACTTACCGGCGGGTAATCGGCAATTATTTGGATCTTTTGAAGCGTGGAACGGTGTCGAATTATCAGGAGTTCCTGAATCATACCGCGGTCAATGGTGCTCCATCATCGGTGAGGTTGGCTTTGAATGCGGGTGTGTTTTTTTGCTCGAAAGTGCTGGGGCGGGAGCGCCCGGTGTTTGATATTCCGCATTGCAAGAAAAAGACGCGGGTTCCGGTTTTCATGACGCATTCGGAGTGCTTGGCGGTGTTCTCGTTTCTCAATCCGGAGGATCGGATCAAAGCCCAATTGGCCTATGGTTGCGGGCTCCGCCCTTCGGAGCTGTTCACGCTTCGGCTGAAGGATTTGGATTTTGAAGCGCGGATGCTGACCATCCGCGGAGGCAAGGGTGACAAGGATCGAACGGTGCGGCTTCCTGAAGCGCTGATTCCACAATTGATTGAAAAAGTGCGGATGTGTCATCTGGAATGGCAGCGCGATGGATCCGGCGGGACGATTTGCCCGGTGAAGCTGCCATCGCTTCAAAAGAAGCTTGGAACAAGACTGCTTGGAAGCCTGGCGTGGCGATGGCTGTTCGCATCACGGGTGAAGCATGGAAACATCCGGGGCCATGCAACTGCGCGAGGATTTGAGGAAGCTGTGGCGAAAGCGGTGAGTGAGGCGGGAATTGTAAAATGGGTGACGCTGAGGACTTTCCGCCACTCATATGCGACGAATCTGCTGCATGCCGGGGTGGATATTCGAACGTTGCAGATGCAACTCGGCCACACGGATGTGAAAACCACGGAGATTTATGCTCATGCGATCGGCTCGCACGGGACGGCCAGCCCGCTGGATCGGGTGGAAATCGCTGGAAATGTGATAGATCATCCGTGGAGGGCAAGGGCGAGCGCATGAGCAAGAAGGGTTTTCCATTTCCCCTGCCCCGCCATGCGCTGGGGGAGTTTTGTCATCCGGCTGCGGGCTCGGTGTTTGATCGGCCTCGGTTTCATGAGGGATACACTTGGACGGGTAACACTCACTTGGCGCTGAAGATTTCGAAGGGAAATTGGATGGATGGGGAGATCGAGAGTGCGGAGGATGCGCCGGAGTTTCTGAAGCGGATCCGGAAGCTGGATTGGAACGCGCCGTTTGATCGGCCGGAGTGGAGTTTGCTGGAGGAGGTGGCTCCGCGGCTGTTTGGGCGGAAGGCGATCGGGCTGTGGTTGAATGGGAAAACGAATGCCTCGCCGGTGGTGATGGTGGGCGGGAGGTTCCGGGCGAGGCTTTCGGTGCTGCAATTGGTTTCGAGGCTTCCTCGGGTGGAGGTTTACACGGGGCCTGCGGATCGGTCTGCGCCGCTGTGGCTGCGGTTCTCGGGGGGATGCGGGGTGATCGCGCGGGCGAGCTCGCTGGATAACACGCCGCCAGCGTTTGCGATCTTCGAGCCGCGGCGGGATGGGGAGACGGGGGAGCGGGTGGAACGGCCGCGTAATGCGTTCCAGGGATTGGAGTCGGTGGGGAATTGGCCGCCGCCGGAGCCGGTGGATTGAGACGATTATGAAACTTCGACACAAATACGCTGCGGTGGCCACGGAGGTGGATGGTATCCGGTTTTCTTCGAAGAAGGAGGCGCGGTATTATGGGACGCTGAAGCTGCGGGTGGCGGCCGGGGAGGTGGTGACGTTCCTGCGCCAGGTGCCTTTCCATCTGCCGGGCGGGGTGCGGTATGTGTGCGATTTTCTGGAGTTCCGCGCGGATGGCTCGGTGCATTTCGTGGATACGAAGGGGATGGAGACGGCGGAGTTCAAGGCGAAGAAGAGGATGGTGGAGGCGCTGTATGCGCCGATCACGATCGAGGTGGTGTGATTTTCAGAAACAACAAATTCAAACTACTGTTTTATGGACTGGCTTAATCTGCATATTCCCACGGTTTTGAGGTCGCCGGAATTCATCGGGGAGGATCCGACGAATCAAGCGACGTGGCTGAAGCTTTCTGCGTTCTGCGCGGCGCTGGAGAATGGGGGAAGGATCACGAAGTGCAGCGGGTGGAAGTGCCGTAAGTGGCAGCAACTGTGTGGAGTTACGAAGGCGGAAACGAATCTGGAAAGCGGTCTGATCCGCTGGGATGGTGAGGATTTGACGGTGGCGTTTTACCCGGTGGAGAAGGAGCAGGAGGTGAAGATGAAGCGGGAGATTGCGAAGGAGAACGGCCGCAAGTCCGGGGGCCGACCTAGCAAGCCTGAAATAACCGACGTTGAAACCAACGTTGGTTTCCAGCCTGAACCGACGTTGGTCAAATCTCCGAAAGCGGAAGGGGAAGGGGAAAGGAAGGATAAGGGGAAAGGAAGTTACAGCGACGCGGAAAACACTCCTTCGGAGCAGGCAATCACGCTTTGCGAGAGTCACCCGTCGCGGGACAAGAGCCAGCCTGCGCTGCGGGCGGCGCTGGGGGCGATCGGTCGGCACGGGTTTGCGACGGTGCTGGAGGGGGTGCGTGGCTACGCGGCGCAGGTGATGACGTGGACGCCGGGGGAGCGGGCGAAGTTTGTGAAGAACGCGCCGGAGTTTTTTGGGGAGGATCTTTGGAACAAGCCTGCGGAGAACTTCGGCGGGCGGACGAATGGCGGGAAGGGTGCGGTGCGGCGGTCGATTGACACGGGCGGTCGGAATCCGTCGTTCGCGCTTCTCAACAAAATCGAATCTGGAAAATCATGAGCACGACAGCAAATCCGACAACGAGGGCCTGCGATGATTGCGGGCAGGTGACTGATTACGAACCTCTGGATGCCTGCGGTTTCGATCTGCTGGCGACGCTGCCGCATTATTGCCAGCGATGCACGGAGGGGCGCGAGGAGGCGGAAGCGGAGGCGGCGGCGCAGCGGCTGCGGGCGAAGCGGGAAAGCGCGTGGGTGGCGACGGTTCCGAAGAAATACCGGGAGACGGTGGTTTCGCATCCGAATTTTCCGGCGGCGATCTGGACGGGGTTGAAATCGCTGGGGATCGAGAGGTCGATCGGGCTGATTGGTCCCTCGGGCCGGGGCAAGACGCGCTTGCTGGCGCTGATGGCGAAGCGGGCGATTGCTTCGGATTTGTTTGTGGGCTGGTGTCCGGCGACGAGTTTCCAATGGGCCGCGCAAAATCAGTGGGACGATGTGAACGGGGCGGACGCGAAAAAGTGGCTGCGGCGTTGGCAGGACTGCAATGTGTTGTTTTTGGATGACCTGGGGAAACATCGGTGGACGGAGGCGGTGGAGAGCGAGTTTTTCGCGTTGATCGATCTGCGTTCGTCCCGCGGGTTTCCGATCCACTGGACGATGAATCCGCTGCCGGATGATGAACCGGCGCTTGCGGAGCGGCTGAAGCTGGACCCGGCAAACGTGCTGGGGCGGGCGCTGGATCCGACGGGAGCGGCATCGGCAAGGCCGAGGTTCGCGCCGATTGTTTCGCGGCTGATGGATGAGACGGAGATTTTACCTGTGATCTGACGATGACACTACGAGAACTGAGAATCCGCGAGCAGCACGGGATCGCGTTGGAAAGAATCCCGGACATTCTGCGCAAGGTGGCGGCGGCGACGGAGATTCCGGCGACGAAGTTTTGCGGGGAAACGTATTATTCGAATCACGATCCGCGGACCTGGGCGCGGGTGCTCTCGATGGCTTGCTGCGTGGCCGCGGGGATCGACTTTGACACGACGGCGCGGGCGTTTTACCGGACGCGGCAGGCGGTGATTGCGGCGATTCACCGGCTGGATGCGAAGTGGCTGCGGGATGAGGAGTTCCGCGCGATGTGGCTGGAGGTGACGGGCCGTGAGACGAGCCCGGGGAAGCTTCTTTACCAGAAACGTGCGCCGAGGAAGCGCGCGGCGGCTTGAAATTTGACAGAACCAAGCAAACTGCTTGCAAAAGAAATAAGGTTGCAACAGCAAAAAGGTTGCGTTATTGATTTTTAATGGAACGCAAACGCGGGACATACGCAAGAAGGGGAATCGAAACGACTAGGGATGAAAATCGGTTGAGAGAACAGCACGAACGATGGACTAGTCGAAAGGTATCTAAGGGGTGCGGTGATTTTTGGCGAGACAGGGGAATTAAAGAACCAAGTTTCCGCTGGAGACCAGATCAACAGGAGGATTGATCATTCAATTACCCCATCTAAGGAATCTCTTCATGCGGTGAAAAACCCATCGAGGTGTGTCG